TGTCAACTCGCTGCATCCACGTGGCAGAAGACCACGCTTCCGGTGCAACGCGCCACCAGCCGGTCGAGTGCGTTTCGTAGACCGGCACAACCGCCCCGCTTGCCAGCCAGTCCGCTTCGGGTCGCACGTTGCCGTTTGGGGTGTAGCGGGTCTTCAGGCGGTTAGGCGGTGTGGTAACTACTTTCGCGTCAAACAGTTTCGGCTCTGGTTCTGGAATTGGCAAGTCACCAACCCACTCCGCAAAGTCCGCATCGTCCCCATTGAAACGGTTGGTGTCCAAGTTGCCCGCGTAACCAGGAAGTCGTCCTGAACTCGTGAACTGCCACAGCCACCAACTATCCCAGCCCGTCGGAATAAGCGGGTAAGGGTTGGTCGTGTAATGCGCCACCCACAGCTTGCGGTCTGTCAGGTACGCGCCGCCCATAATCGCGTTCCATGCGCCCTTGCTGGTATAGATGCCCATGTCAGGTTGCAAAGCCGCGTAATCCAGCACGTTCTGGCGGCTCAAACGCGTGCCCGCGCGCGTGTCTTCCACGTCAATCCAGCAGCCGAGCTGCATGTCCTTCAAGCCGACTGCAACATTGAACGCGTCCGCCTGCGCTTGCATAGACTGCGAGCCGATAATGTAGTGGTACGCCCCAACCGGCACGCCCCTGGCGGTGAACTCGGCGTAGTGGCGCTTGAAGGCGGTGTCCTTATAATTAGAATATGCAGCGCGCAATATAACGCCGCTGACTTGCGAAGCCAGCAAATCGTAATTTATAGCAGACGGAACTTGGTAAAAGCTTATGTCAATAATAGGCTTCATTTTCGCTTGCCTTTCTTCACGCGCTTTGTTTTAGTTTTGCATGGCATAAGAGACTCCGTTATTCCATCTCATAAGTAATCTCAATTCCCAAAGCGTCACCGTCGCCCCATGTAAACGGGACGGTGGCAGAAATATTTGACGAATTTGAACCTTGAGTTGGGTCATTAAATAATTTTATAACCGTTGTACTGATAACTGGGCTTATCTGTGCTATGCGCTCATAGTTTGCCGTGCCAAGCTTTCTGATATGCGCCACTCCATAAAAGATTATGCCAGAGGTATTTTTTGCAGTTTTTGGCAGGCTGAATGACCAGTTGCCCGAGCCATAGGTAGTCGTTGAACCCATCGTAAGTCCAATTATGAGAATGCAAGTTTTGCCAATTTGGGTATATCTGCCAACCAGAGTTCCGTTGCCGATAGACGGGTTTGTAGTGTCTGCAGTCCAGCTCACGGTATAAGACTGCCATGCGCCTAACGGGCTTATCAAATCGTCTACATATTTTTTGTTAGCAGTCTGATAATCGCTCGACGGTGCGGACGACGGTGTAACTGGAAACGAGCTGAATGTTTTGATTCCGGCAATGGTTTGGTCGCCACTTGTTTGGACAAATCCAGAAGAGTCAATATTATCCAGTTTGTCACTGTCGGCAGCCTTTGCAGAGATACCAAGATAATCGGAATCGTGGTTATGAGTTGAAGTGGCAAACGCAGTTGAGTCGTTACCATCCAGTTTGTCACTATCAGCCGCTTTACCGGTTGTAAGCAGGTACTGCGGATGGTCATTGTCCGCAAGTCCTGTCAAAGCCCCGTGATCTGTCACACCGCTTCCACCAGCCGGACTTTCCTTCACCCTTAGCCGCTCAACTTCCCGCTCCAGCCGCTTCAGCCGTTCAATGATTTTCTCGTCGAAATCGCTCACAATTCGCCTCGTAGTTTGACGTCAATTTGTTCGCCGTTTGTCTGATCCACTTTTACCCTGACACTGTCTACGCGGCAGTCCACATGGTAGCCAAATGCCTCCGCACTCAAAATATCGCCAAATTGATAATGAATGTTATATTGCATGCCTGGTGTATCGTGCAGCGTTCCAGTAAGTATCTGGCGCGGTCTGAACTCTTCAAGTGCAGCGTCCCCGTCTGCTTCCAAAGCGGCGGTAGTAGAATCGTCCCGGCTGTCTTTGAAATACTCGCGCCTATTCCACTTGCTTGCGTGCCAGCGGTTATAGTTCCACCTGTATACCAATTGACGGTCAAGGTCTTCACCCTGCCCGCCGACAATAACAAAGTTTCGTTCATCTGCATGATAAGTGCCGAAAGTTGCCTGAGATAAATTGCCATATTGTTTGCCGACCAAGCGAGGATCACCAGAAGCACGTCCATGATCCTGCCCGCGCTGTTCGGTGTAAGTGCGAAACTCAAATGCACCCGGCGCTGTTCGTACCACATCAAAGCCAAGCCACACATTGTTCTTTTCTTGCGCAACTTCGCAAAGTTCCTGTAATATAGTTAGGACGTTTCGGTAAGCGAAGGCCTTCGTGATACTCGCTCCCGCAGCACTAAGGTCGGGCGCAACTGCCAGTTTCTGTCTATCCGCAGCCGCAAGGCTTCCAAGTTGCTCACGAACTATCGCCTTCATCATATCATCGGGCTGGTCGGTCTTATCCGCCTGCGCACTGGTGGACTTGGCAATGACAACCGCTGTGTCCAGCAACCAGTTCGCATCGTTAGCCATCAGGCGAATGTATTCCGCGCCGTCGTTGTCCGTCCAGAATTCCCAGTTTTGCAGGAAATAGGCGGTCTCGTTCTGAAGCTCCAAAACGCCGCCCTTCTCGCGCCACACCTCGAAGATATCACCAACTGAAAACTGATCATATTGGGTCAGCTCTCGCGGCATATTGATCACCAGCGCCCCAATTGCATTTTGGGTTTTGACGTACTCCAAACTCTCAAATGCCTGAATGACCCCTTTTCTTACTCCTTCGTGCGTGTACCAAACCGCTTCGTATCTCATTGTAGCAGCGCCCCGTCAAGCCCCCAAAACTTCGGCGTCCAAACGATAGAGGCTGTTGTTGCCGATGTGGTGTTATCCATAAATAGCGAGATGTAATTATCACCCGGACTAACGTAGAAGTCGCCATAGTCACTGCCTGGAATAATGTAGCGCATCAGGTTACCTCTGCCAGCCCATCCGCTTCTAAAGCTCAAATTCAATGGGTCGAAGTTCAAGCCGATCCATTCGCCGGGTTGCAGCGTTAGCCCGTCAAAAGCGACGCTTTTCCCAGTGCGATAGTTTGTGATCATTTTGAGCGTACCAGGACCGGTGACGCTAATAACCGGATACGTATTCGCGCTTGCGCTTGTTACGTTCAGGTTCAACGCGACAAGTCCGGTTTTAGCGTTCGCGTCCGGCGTTGAACCTGTGGTTGTAAACGTACCGCCGATGTAGAGTGAGCCGTCTGAGGCGGGTAGAATTGAGCGAACATAGCCATAACTCGGAAGGTCGATGTCAAGCGGTTGCCACGCGCCATTACTCCACACAGCTGCGAGGTCTGTAAGAGTGAGCGAGCCAGCTTTAGTAAACGCACCTGATACATAGACTTTGCCGGATTTGATAGCGATTTCATAAACAGCATTATCTGTTCCACTCCCTAATGCTTCCCACTTAGAGCCCGACCACCTCGCAATGTAATCAGCGTTTGCAATGCCACCAGCGTCGGTAAACTGTCCACCAACGTACAGCCAACCAGTTTCGCCGACCGCAAGTGTCCAAACAATGCCGTTAATATCTGTGCTCTTATCAACTGCTGAAAACGCGCTTCCGTTCCACTTGCATAAATAAGGGTAAGCGGCGTCTTTAAAAGCCCCACCGATGTATAAAACTCCGTTTGGCGCAAAGACAAGTGCGGATACAGCAATGCTTAGTCCAGTAGACAACGCACTCCAAGCCGAGCCATTCCACTTGGCGATGCAACCTGTATTAGCTACGCCACCAGCGGACGAAAATTCTCCTCCGGCATACACACTACCGTCTGCGCCGATTGTTATTGCATTACAAATACTGCTCAAACCAGTTCCGAGTGGACTTATAGCTGGAGTTCCGTCCAAGCCGGTGATTTTGACAATGTGGTCTCCGTTTGACCCGCCCAAGTTGGTGAAAAAGCCGCCAATGTACAAGTCACCATTCGCATCAAAAGCCATAGCTCTAACGTAATTGACAGTTGCGCCAGTGTAATCAATACCCAACGCTTCCCATGCTTCTGTTACCGGATTCCACCGCGCCACTCTGTCTGCGGTAGTTATTCCGCCAGCATCTGTAAAGTTGCCCCCAACATAAATCTTGCCGTCCGGTGCTTCAGCCATGCAATAGACCGATCCATTCAGCCCCGTAATCAGACTCTCGTAAGCTGATCCATTCCACTTGCACCAGTTGCCCTGTGGATCGCGCTTGACGATATGTTCAGCAGGAAAGTCGGCGTAAAGGTCAAGTTCCTTGCCTTCCTGGTATGCGCCTTGAAACAGGCCGCTCGGAACGGTGAAGTTCAGAATGTCCTTCTGAAATACCGGTGTGTCCGGTGTGTCGGCGTGGCTCGGTTGAAATACGCAAACGATGTCAATCGGCTCGGTAGCCTCGTTGCCATTCGCGTCAAATCCCTGATAGCGGATAATGCGCTGCTCGTGCCCGCGCCATGTACCGGGCATGTTAATGCCAAATTGTTCTCTCACGGGCAGGTTGCTTAGCAGGTCGGGTCGCAGCGCGTCAAGAATCACCTTCCTGTTCGCCTGCAATTCGCCCTGATTATTGCCCGAATAAGCAAGCACCATGCTGATATTCCGGCTTTTGCGAATGTGGGTTTGGTATAAATCCCCACCGCTGGTCATTTTGGTCATGATCTGATTCCAATCGCCCATGCCAAAGCCGTGCACCGATAACACTTTTGCGTAGTCGTTTATACACAATAATTCCCCGCCCAAGCCGGTATTATCCGATCTTGCCGAAGTAGAATTGCGAATTGCTCCCGTCCAATGGCAGCCGGGGAAGTAACCGTCAAAAAAAGTGCTCGCCTTAGAATCCTGCTCAAATTGGCAGCCATCCACATAGAATGGGGCGGTGCTGGCAACAACATCTCTAACCACATAAACTCTATAATCCGTAGCGGTGACTGTTGGAGTATAGCTCACTTCAACCCTCTGCCAATAACCGGTAGCTGTGAATTGTTTAGTTGCTTTAATCGTGGTTGTTTGGCGGATCTGAATGCGCATGGCTTGCCCCGCAACGCCTTTGACATAGCAAGAAAAAGTATAAGGCAGGTTTGCTGTTACTTTCAACCCGGAATAATAAGCATAAGATTGCACACCGGAATTCGGGGTAACCTTAGCTGAATAAGCGCCCCAACGCGCTCCATCTCCAGAACTTGCAACAGTTCCGCCGGATGCGGTCCAACCCGCTACAAACTCCGGATGCGCAAAAGTGGGGTTCTTTATCTGATTTTCGGCATATTTGGGTACAACGATCCAATACTTCATCTGTTCCAAAGCTATCATCCGTTCCAAGCCTCCATTAATTCAAATGCCATTTTCACATCCATCGGATTAGCAGTCGTTGGCATGACTAAATTGTAGGTGTTGCCGGTTTTCCCGTTGCCGCCTAATAGCTCCAACAGCTTATCGTTCGATATAATCTGCCCGCTCTCATTTGGCATAAACAATTCCGGTCCCCGTTCGCCAACGATGTAAGGCGTGCCGCCTATTACATCGCCGCCGGCGGCTCTTCCAAGATTCCCTTTACCTGGCTTTGGTGGAAGCGCAGGAGCTCCGGTTCCTGGGGACGGGTTTGACCCGCCAGAACTTGGGGGCGGCAAATTCTCATAAGGGTCATAGCCGTGAGAGGTGCCGTAGTAGGTCGTCACAAAAACACGCTGCTCTTTATCCAGCAACGAGTATTGCTGCAACAGGTCTAATGTCGCGAACGCGCTCACGGCGTCCACGCTCACGTTCCCAGTCTTTTCATCAATCTTGTATCCGTTTATTGTTTCGATGGCTTTCCCATAAGCGTCTATTGCCGCTTGCGCGCCTTCTTTTGACATGACCCCCATATCCACCGCCATTTGCGTGTAAGCGGACAGCTCCGCCGCCGTAACCCCGCCAATCGCGATCGTAGCCTGGAACATGTCGAGTGTAACGCGGTTAGCAAGGTCTGCCATTGAGCCTTTCAGCGCCTCGACTTTGCCCTTTGCCTCTTCGTACTTCTCAGACCCGATCGGGTTGTTTGCCATGATCGTTTCTTGTTCGGTAATGTCGGCGAGAATGTCTGTGTATTTATAGGCAAGGTTGATAATGCCTTTGTAATTGCGGTCGAGCGTGGTGATAGATTCCAACTCTGCCATCATCTTGGCGTGAGCCTCTTCGGATTCTTGCCACGCTTTTGTCATCGCTTTGGCTTCGTCGGTGGTCACACCAATTGCGGCTGCCAGACCTTCATAATCGCCAGAAGCCAGCATCGCTTCAACTGCGGCCGCTTGCGTTTCTTCTGCCAATCCAACATTCGCTTTTTCGCTGTTGTATATTTCTTCAGTAAGCATGACTAAATCAAGCCCCGCATTTTGAGCGGCAACCTGAAACTCTTCCCATGAATTAGTCGAATTGAATAAAGCAATAAGGCTATTCTGGTTAGCCTCGCTCGATGCTATGCTTGCGGCTCGGTGTTCTTCCAGCGCCGTATTGACTGCCCGGATTCCATCTGGGATCGAGGTAAACCCGTTTTTCACATCGCGCAAGGTCTCATTGTATATATCAATGTCAATGGCGCCTTCATTAAATGCATTTGATAAAGTGCTTACAAACTCCGGAAAACGTGACAGGTCGGTTGGCGTCAAATTTTCAATCAGTTCAGCCATGCCATCGGCTGCCTTTGCCGCTACTGGCGAAAGGTCTGATTTCAGCGAGTTGCTAAAATTCGCGGCTGCCGCTTCTAATCTGTTGAATGAACCAATAGCCTGGTCTGCCGCGCTTCCAACTTTCTCGATTTGCTCTTCCGCTTGTTGCAGGAAAGCCTCTTTGAACGCGTCAGAAGCGCTAAGACCAGTTTCTTTCAGCTTTTTCACTTTGGCATCAAACCCGTCAACACTCACGCCGAGTTGATCAAAACGCGCGGTTGTTTGGTTTGTCAGAGCCAGCACCAACTGATTCATGTTCATGCCGAGTGCGCCTGCCACGGAAGTTAACCGCACGACCTCATCATGCGACTTCGCCAACCCAAGCGCCATCAGGTCACCCGCGCTGGCGACCAGTTCAGCATCGCTCATCATTCCTGATGT